GGCGGCGGCGGACTCGCAATCGTCCCGCCTCTTTTTGACCATACGATTAAACCAAAAACAGAGGACGTCGATACGCAAACGCAACAGCAGCAGATGTATCCTGAACGAACAACTAATGATAAAACAGTGAACGATTTTATACGATGTGGGCGCCTTCCGCGAGATATTGAAATATGTTTTCTGGATGACCTTCAACATCCTAAAATGGTGGATGACCGTGTATATTATATCAAACTACAGCCATACCACTCCTATATTCCATTTGAAATGTTTGTGGTTCGTTTCTTGAATAGCGCATTATATCGTGAGGTATTTGACAAGTTCACAGTGACGTCTACGATATCCATCACTTCACCCACCGCGAAAAAACAGATTCTTTCCATAGAAATCCACAACATGTTTCTGAAATATGCAAATTTGGCGAAATATAACGCAAAGTCGCACCAATCTAAAATCAATCCGCGAGAGATTGATGAAATCATTAGCAAGTATATATTATACCATCTCCAACAATTTTTCCGGGATGGACCACCGAAGCCAAGACTACTGTCTCGTTCGCAATCATCGAATACACAACATCGCCGAACCTCTAAAAAGAATAGTCGGGATACAACCCCGAAAGGTGGACACATATTTTATGTAGATAAGACAAGTGCGGTGAAGAATATGCGAAACAAGACGATGCGTATTCGGTGAATTACTCTACTCTACGTGAACCAAGAGAGTTCACCCTGCTCCGAGACAAAGATGACGCGCTCACCTGAGATTTGAGTCCACGCTGAAATGAAATCTTCGATTGCTTGTTTGAATGCGCGTGAATCTTTCACGTCTTCTTGTTTGAAGTATATCATTCCATTTTCACGGCGGGATTTCGTGAACAATTCACTTACGAGTTCACGCGCCCGCGCCAATTCGCTTTGAAATATCGCCTCTCGCGCAGCGTTCTCAGATTGACGCTTTTCACTTTCTGCGTCAACCCATCGTTGATGACGCATATTCCTGATGTGACGGTCCCAATTGCCTTGTGCTCCACGCCAACCGCATTGGCAACTCACTGGGCGCACAATCTCCAATTCGTGATAGGTGTCATTGAACAATCGCTCCATAATCACCTGAATCGCGTGATGAAGCACCATCGGACTCGTTTCGTATCCGGCGTTTCCTTCTCTGGGCTTGTAATCCATAAGTGCTTGGAACGTCTCCTGTTCGTTTCCACGATGAACGAGATTGTATCTCTCGTCGCTATAAATGCTTGAATCTTGCCCGCACAATTCAACAACAATGTCATCGGCGACCTCCATAATCTCGTCGTATATGTCTTCATCCTCTTCTTCAATTTCCTCCAAAGTATTCCAACAGCACAGTATTGCGCCAGGACGAATCGCGGTCAACGCGGTTTGCTTGTGCCGATGTAGCGAACCGAGCGCATTCATTCCGCGCAAATACGCGCCTTCGGGAATGACTCCTTGAACGTCCTCCAACACAGCCAACAGGGTATTCAAGTCGGTTTGTATTTTTTCACTGGTTTCTGCGATAATACCATTGCCAGACGACATTTTTCTTTGTTGCTACGTTGATTACACAGTATCTAATGTATTGGTTGAAAAACATTTCAATTTTATGCTCACTCGCTTCGGCGCTCCGTCCGCGGAGCGGACCCGCGCCTTCGCTCGTTCGCGTCTTGCTCCATATCGTCGGGGAGATGGGAAGACTTTACTGTCTTGTATACGAGGGCCATACTACGCCACCACCACCACCTCCATCGGCTACCTTTATCACCGGCTGTATTATCTTCTGTGCGAGTTGCCTCTGGGTGTAACTCACCACCGTATCCGATACGATGTGTGTAATCAATATAAAGACACACGTGTATAAAATAAGGCTTCTGTCAAATTCACTAAACTTGTTTCCACCTAGAAGTGCGAACTTCGGGTTCGTCCACGAAATCGTATTGAAGCGAATGAGTAAAATAACAACAGCGGTATATAAGAGGACGTTTCGTAAAACAGGGATATAAGCCGGCAATATGGAATAAAACCCTAATAAAACAACCGCGTATGTTCCATAGACAAAATAATCCAAATAGTCATAATAAGACGCATATTTTTTAAAGAAAGGTGATAATGCGTCGCGTAGGTAGGTTATAATCGAGACCACGAAATCTTCCGCAGTGTTCTTTATCCTATTCATAATACAATACAATATTGTGCTGTATTATAATGATATAATAATGCGCGCTATCGCGCTGATGCGTTACTCCGCCGTGTCCGCGACATAAAATGACAACAAACGCGCACTTGGGTCTAGAACGCCTTCACAAAAGGGATGTCTCCAATAATACGGAATCGTATCTCCGCGTCCTTCATAGATATTCTCAAATACGTGACGGTAATAGAAACTCTCCTTGTCATATGGCGGATTATGAAGTGAATATAAATGATGTCCATTATTATTAAACTCAGCATCCGATATAACGCGGTCGGTATACTCTTTAATCATTTGAACCCACGTCCGTCCACCATCAGCCGAACTCACTCCATCACTGAATGCCTCTTTTCTGCGCCAGAGAACATCATCCGGCAATAACCCCTCAGATTGAAACGCCTTACGAAGAAGATACTTCTCCATTTTATCATCATCGAACCGTTTGAGACGCGGGGGAAGCGTCATCACATACGTAATGAACTCCTTATCCGCAAATGGAACACGCGCTTCCAATCCCGCGCCGCTTATACTTTTGTCAGAACGCAATAAATCAAAAAACCGAACATCGCGAATCATCCGCTCATTTTCGCGATGAAAGTCTGTGTCCGTCGGCGCTTTCAAGAATCCACGATACGACCCGAAGATTTCATCCGACATATCTCCACAATATATCACGACATCCTCGGTTTGTTGTTGGATGTATTTGCTAACGAGATAATTTCCGACTGATGCGCGAATCGTCGTGGTGCAATAACTTTCCGTCTGATAAATTGTATCGTAAATCGCATTTAAGAAGTCGCTCTCTTTCAATGAAACTTCGTGATGACACGTTCCCAGATGTTCAGCCACACGCCGCGCCCATTTCAAATCCACTGACCCTTCCAACCCAATACTATATGTATTCAGCACAGTATCTGGCGCGGTCCGGCGCAATTCTCTCGCCACAATCGCGGTAACAAGAGAACTATCCAGCCCACCTGAAAGTAAACACCCAACAGGTCGCTCACTCATCAAACGTTTCACGACTGCCTTTGTAAAGAGTTCACGAATATTTTTACAGACGTCTGCTTCGCCCGCTTCGCCCGCGTCACCAGCTTCGTGTATCGGATACGAATACTCCACGCGCAGTTCTCTCAACTGACGCTCAAAAAAGGATTCATCTGCCGTCGTTTTCTTTATTTCACCAGATGTATAAGATACGTATGCGTAATCGTAATACGTGCGAAAAACCGCATCCCATTCCGTTGCCGCGTCACTATACTCCATATAACTCCCCGCAGGAAATTGGACGACCGTATCACAAATTGCGTGAATCGATTTCAACTCACTCGCAATACACAATCCATAATGGTCAGGGTTCATTGATACACACATTAAATCGGAATGTTCACCACCAAACATTCCATCGTGACGCGATACACCAATAAAGAGTGAGCGCACACCCACTGGGTCTCTCGCGACATATGTCGCACCACTGTCATAATCGTGTAATACAAACCCAAAGACACCATCCAGACGACGAAGCGTCTCGTGAATTCCCACTATTCGGTAGAGATGGATGATAACTTCGCAATCAGACCCGCTTTGATATTCGCTCTCCAGCCCAAATTCAGTAATCAGACTCTTATAATTATAGATTTCACCGTTACAGATGAGACGACAGTTTTTGATATGAAACGGCTGATTCGCAGCAGAGTCTTTTCCATTGATTGACAGACGATGAAATCCCCAAGCGCGTGTGTCATCCTTCAGAAATACTGACATATCTGGACCACGATGAGACGAGTGAACAAATGATTCTTGTAAGGTCTTTAATTGGTTCAGCGCCAAACGCGCAACGGTTTGAAAATAGAAGATTCCGCACATTGGGTTTAAGGCACGAATTCGTATAAGTATAATATCAAATTGTGTTTATATATTATTTATTTTTCACATTATACAATAAGTAGAGTATCAATCCATACAACACGAACAATCCATAAGATGGAATTCTATGGTGTTGTAAACGGCGCATATACGAATCATCACGACCGCCTGGGTGAAATCAATGAACGCATCTCCGAGAGAAATATCCCGTCCACCGCGCTTCGCCCAGCATTTAATGTCCGTTCCCTTTCTTCCAAATACGCAATGATGCCGATTTTAGAGTCGCGCCCGGCACCGACGACCCCCCTCGCAAACTACACGCATTTTACGACCGAGACCGTATTCAATCCAGGAAATGCGAAAGCGCCGTGGCGTGGATGGGCGGAACGTGTCAATCTGGAGTCATCCTTGCGCAATCAATTCTTCGCACTTCAACGCAATGACCGCGCAGAATATGTCCCCAATTCAACAAGCGACCTCTACCAGGTCCAAGTCGACGCACGTGAAGTCGAACAACCTAACCCGTATTTGTTTGATAACGGCGCATCCAATTTCGCCCCGATGAATCCGAACCCGCATAATTTAGGCAAACTCACGTTTGAGAACTCGACGCGATTCCAACTTCGCACATTGGAATGCACGTATGATGGATTCTGCACAGGAGAAGGCGGCCCCGTGATTGAGCCCGCTACGAATTATATTCCAGAAGACCAATTGAAGAAAAAGCAGAAAGAAAAAGAACAACAGACCCATTTGTCGCATATTGAGGAGGGGTTCAGTAGTGGGAGGTCTAGGACGGAGACGATGAACGTGAACTCTAGCAATAAGTTTCCAACCGATATTCCCCGTGCGACTGCGACGTCCAACGCGCGGGAAATGTTGACGATGCGGCGCACCCACGCATAATCAGTATAAATCCATCACTGTAATAGAATAATATATGCCAACCTATTCTTCTATTATTATTTATAACGCAACATTGAAATGGCGGAAGACCGCGTCCAACCCGGCGGACAAAATGACTCTTGGAATGAATTCAATGAACTAACTCTGAATGTGATGGCGAATCGCATCCGTTACGATAAATGTAAAAAAACAATGGCGGCCACCGACGGAGTTCTTGTCGAAATGTTTAATACAGAAAAACAGTATTATAAAGAAAGAATCATCGCAATGACAAGGGGGTTATTTGACGAGCAATGTGAAAATGATGAAATGAATCGGGCGCACCAAGAGTATCTGAAGGCGTGTATTGAGTATTTGAAGTGGAATGATATTACAGATATGGTGGAAGAAGATACGCGAAGTGAAGTGCGGGATGTATTGAAGCCGGAATTACAAACAGCCGCGACATCACGTTCAGTATCACCGTGTGTTATTGCTGCTCCGGCACGGTCGTCGTCGCCATCACCCGAACCCGAAGAACCAATAGCGGCATCGTCTGCGTCTGCGTCTGCGTCTGCGTCTGTCCTCTCATTTGCCAATAAAATGTGTATACGTAAGAAATCAATGGACGATTTTATCGTGATTCGACCATCGGAAGAAAATAGCGATGAAAAAATACAAGCGCGACTGCCGAAAATTCGCGATTATCATAATGAAATATTGAAACGCGCAACATTAGTCACGCGACACGACAGCGGCGGCGATGGTGAAACAGCTGAGTTATAATATATTCAGGATGGCATCAGCAGCGGATGCTGTATATCTGTTTTGTGTAAACGCCGTGGCGGCGGCGGCGGCGGTGGTGGCAGGCACGGGCGTATACCAGAAATTGCGCGAAGGAATCAAGAGGAACGCTTTGAATCCATTGGTAGTCTCGTTGGATGTGGTGTCGTAGAGGACCCGTTCTAGGTCATAAAACGACGCATCCGCATTGTATACATCATTGTCGCCGACAATTCCAATTACATCGTCTTTGAGGTAGTAGTCATATTCAACCGAAGGAAGAACGACCGTCATAATGTAGTTAAGGGCTGATTCACGGAGATAGGTCGCATACTTCATCTGAATCGTGTTCTTTGGTAAAGGCAAATTTGCCGTCGGCGCGTGTTCTTCCCTTGCCGAAGTAACATCTTCAGCATAGATATTCGAGACAATCGCGTGAACAGTATACATCCGCGTAGTCTTGTCGTAAATCACATAAGCGGATTTGTAATGGACGGTTTGGTCCAAACTGTAGACATCCATCCGATATATATAATTTTGAATTGGCGTCATTGGGTTGATACACTGATGACCATAATCGGGGTCGAATGAGGGCAGCGACACCACCACCTTCACGGGCGCTTCTTCCGGCGCTTCTTCCGGAATGTTTTGAAATGACACTATAATATTCGCGGCATCTGACATCGTAATGCCGCCATAGTCCTCGCGGTCCTCGTAGTCCTCGGCAATTCTTACTGCCTTTCTTTTCGGAGTATATACCTTATAACTTCTAACAGAAGCCTCACACAATGAGGGTGTATGAAATACGCCGCTGCTCCTGCTGCTCCGGCTGCTTGTGCTAGCGCGTGGTGTTCCGGCGGCGGTAGCGAGAGCGGTATAATACGAGCGAGTTCTGACAACCATTTGAGCAAATGAAACGAATGAAACGAATGAAACGAATGAAACGAATGAACGATGCCTTCAATCAAACGCATTCGTTTCATTTCAATTTTTTATGACATAATAGTATAGGTTTAGTATTAGAAAAGAATGGAAAAATTCAAGTCTGTAAGTTGTGCACCAAGAGACGAGACAGACCCCGACATCAATGAAACAAACGATTTCTCGTGTTACTCTTCCAAATCTCTCGACAAACTGAAAATGCTTTGGAATAAACGCCACCCCGACCAGAAAATCGAGGAAACTGACCCGCGCGCGATATGGACTGCTCTTAAAAACAATATGAACCGTGTGTGTCATCAGGAGGCGTGTTGGCTCCGCCAAAGTTTCGCATCCGCCGGGATGGACCGAGAGATGGAGCAATATACATTTGCGCCGCAAGCCCCGAAAGAATGGAAAAAGAATATCCACGAGTGGCTCTCCAGTATTGATATTGCCAACGCACTGAAGCAATACGAGCACGCGATTCCGTCGTTCCTCTTCATCGGGCCATCTCCCGTGGATTTTGATGAAGTCCTGGAAGACGGACAATGTGTCTGGAACGAATTGTGTAAGTTCGATATTATGAAACACGTGCGAAATGGAAAACCGAAAATCGGGATTGTTTTTAATACCGACCCACACGATAAACCAGGAGAGCATTGGGTGTCATTGTTTATTGAT